GTCAAGGAAAGCGTAAGTCCTTTTAACCTTCCCGACAATGTTAAGTCTTTATTGGCCGACCCAAATGTTGGGGTTAACAAAGAATACGTCGATCTTTACACAAAAATTTACTTGGAAGAGGATGGTGAAGGTTACGAGATTTGCCAAGAGCTTAACGGAATGGAAGTTCCGGAAAGTAAGGGATACTACCCTGAAGATAAAATGCCGTGGCTTGCCCTCCGATTTAACCGCATTGACGGTGAAGATTATGGGCGCGGTTTTGTTGAAGAGTATCTTGGTGACCTCCGCTCTCTTGAAGCCCTGTGCCGTGCCGTGGTTGAAGCTACTGCTGCTGCCAGCAAGGTTGTGTTCATGGTCAACCCTACCGGAACAACGAGAATCAAATCTCTTGCTGATGCCCCTAACGGAGCCTTTATCAGTGGAATTGCTACCGATGTAACGACACTACAAGTAGAGAAGCGTGCTGATCTTCAGATTGTTAACCAGCTTATCCAAGACATTCAAGCTCGTCTTTCTTTCGCGTTTCTTCTCAATAGCGCGGTTCAACGCAACGCCGAACGTGTTACTGCCGAGGAGATCCGCTTTATGGCTCAAGAACTGGAAACTACCCTAGGCGGGGCTTATTCCATCTTGAGTCAGGAATTTCAGCTTCCCCTTGTCCGTCACATCATGGATCGGATGACCAAGCAGAAACGTATGCCCAAACTCCCAAAGGAGATCGTCAAGCCCATGATTGTTACTGGCGTTGAAGCCCTTGGCCGTGGAAACGATTTGATAAAGCTAGATCAGTTCTTGGCTGGAGTTCAGCAGACGATGGGGCCGGAATCTATGCGTTACCTTAATCCTATTGAGTATCTATCACGCAGGGCTGCTGCTCTAGGCATTGACACTGAAGGACTTATCAAGACCCAAGAAGAACTTGATGGTGAAGCCCAAGCGGCCCAGCAAGCCCAACAGGCTCAAATGATGCAGCAAATGGCTCCTGATGCACTGAGGGCTGCTGCTCAAGTTGCCAGTTCAACACCTGAGACGGCTGCTGCTGCCACAAGTCTGATGATGGGACAGCCCACTAATTTTGAAGGATTTACTCCTCCTTCCGCAAAAAAGGGGTAATTAAAGAAACTAACCCTAAAATTGAATAAGAAATAACAAATGACAAATACCATCGAAATTAAATCGCCGGAATCTGGTGCTGATGCTCCTGTGTCTGAAAACGAAACTAACAACCCAGCAGTCAAGATCCCAGAAATTGAGGTAATTGACCAGATGGGTGTTCCTACGGCTCGTCCCAAGCACGAAGAGGATCAAGAATCCCGCCCTGAGTGGCTCCCTGAGAAATTCAAATCAGCCGAGGACATGGCTAAAGCTTATTCCGAGCTTGAGAAAAGGATGAGCAGTCCTTCCAAGGAACCTGAAAGTGATTCCGAAATCGGTGATCTTCTCCAAGAAGAAGCCGAAAGCGTAAAAGAGGCAAAAAGCACAGAAGAACCTAAATCTCGTGACTTTTCCAAATACTCTGAAGAATGGGCCGATAAAGGAGAGCTTTCTGAAAACTCCTTTAAAGAACTGTCTGAAATGGGCATCCCTAAAGAGGTAGTTAACCGCTACATTGAGGGAGTAGAAGCTGTTCAAACTCGTCAAGTTGCGGAAGTTTACAACTCTGTCGGAGGAGAAGAGAACTACAAAGCAATGGTCGATTGGGCAGCTAATAACCTCTCAAAAGAGGAAATTGATGCTTACGATTCAATTGTTTCTGATAAAGATGCCACAAGTGCTCGTTTAGCTGCCAAAGGTATTTGGGCGCAGTATGTTGCTCAGAACGGTAAAGCTCCTAAACTAATTGGTGGATCACAGTCGATGTCTGGAAGCACTTCCCCTTTCCGCAGTACTGCTGAAGTTGTCACGGCTATGTCCGATTCTCGATACGCAACTGATCCTGCTTATCGCCGCGATGTAGAAAAAAGACTAGAAATTTCAGACGTACTGTAAAATAGCTATTGACAGCTACTTATATATACGATAAAAGATTTTCAACCTGAAGAAATCGTTAGATTTAACAGAGTGGCTCCTTGCGAGGAACAACCCTATGAAAAATCTCGCGTGACTATTCGGATAACCAAGACACAAAAACTAAACTAGAAAGACATAACTAATTATGGCTAATTCTGATACCCTTCCTTCGCGGTTGGGCCAAATTAACGCTACTGGTGACGCTTATGCTCTCTTCCTGAAGAAGTTTGCGGGTGAGGTTCTCACGACTTTCACGACTGAGAACATCATGACTCCGTTGCATACGGTTCGCACTATTTCCAATGGCAAGAGCGCACAGTTTCCTGTGACGGGAATCGCCTCCGCGAAATATCACGTTGCTGGTCAGTCGATCCTCGACTCCGGTAACTCCTACCTGTCCGCTATCAAGCATGGCGAGCGGGTTATCTCGATTGACAACCTCCTGCTTGCTTCGACCTTTGTTGCTCGTATTGATGAGGCGATGAACCACTATGATGTGCGTTCCATCTACTCGTCTGAGCTTGGTCGTGCGCTGGCACGGAAATTCGACCAGACCGTACTGAAAGTGCTCATTAAGGCAGCTAGTTCTGCTGAAGTGTTCACTGGTAGCGGAACCGGAACTGTCTTGAACAAAGGCACTGCGGTTACCACTGGCGCGAATCTGGCTGCTGCTATCTACGAGGCTGCTCAGACCCTTGACGAAAAGAACGTCCCTTCGGATGGTCGTTTCGTTGTGGTCAAACCCGCCGAGTACTATGCGCTTGTGCAAGAGCTTTCTGCTCCTAGCAAGCCCGCTCCGGTTGGTTCGTACACTGATGGCAGCGTTGCTGTTATCGGTGGTGTTCGCGTTTACAAGTCCAATAACTTGCCTACCACCAATACTGGTTCGCAGGAAACTGGAACCAACACCAACTATGAAGGTGATTTCACCAACACGGTTGCTGTGGTCAGCCACAAGGCTGCTGTTGGCACGGTTAAGCTGCTCGACCTCGCTGTTGAGTCCGAGTACCAGCTTACCCACCAAGGCACGCTGATGGTTGCTAAGTATGCGATGGGCCACGGTTCGCTGCGTCCGGAAACGGTTGTGGTGATCAAGCGTTCCTAAGCTTGTAAAACATTTGAAGGGAGGGTTTCGGTGCTCTCGTCAGAAGGGTTTAGCTCATTTTACCTTCTGCTGCCCGATTCCCTCCCTTTCAAATTTTAAGTTGAACAAATGATAAATTCCCTCTAGCTTTCATTTATATGGCACTTTCTATTACTTCTAAACTGGACGCTGTAAACTGGATGCTCTCTTCTATCGGGGAAGCTCCTATTAACCAACTTGGGGGATCTACCACAGTTGACGCAGACATAGCGGAACAAACTCTGGATGAAATCAGCCGTCAAATCCAATCTATGGGTTGGCATTTCAACAGCGAAAAAGAATATCTACTTGTCCGAGCTAACGATAAACGAATTTCAATTACACCTGACATTGTTCGGGTAGACGTAAGCAAAGTTGATTACCTCTACATTGAGGTAGTCCAGCGGGGAGCCTATCTCTACGATAGCAAGAACCACACTTACGAGTTTGACTACGATCTTAAAGCCGACCTTGTTAAGCTTCTAGATTGGGACTACCTTCCACAACCTTTTAGGACGTACATCACAACCAAAGCTACGCGAGTGTTTCAGACCAAAGTGGTAGGTAGTGATAACCTCGCAAATCAGCTTGCTGTAGATGAAGCTTCGGCTTTTGCTGCTCTACGTGAATATGAAGCAGATACCGGAGACTACAGTGTGTTTGACAACTACGATGTAGCAAGCGTCCTAGACAGATAATGATTCAATCTCTTGTAGTAACAAACATCCCTAACCTGATCAACGGTGTCAGTCAACAGGCTGATGCTTTGAAGTTTGCTACACAAGCTGATGAACAGATTAATGGGGTTAGTTCGGTTGTAGAGGGTCTTGTAAAACGGAACCCGACTGAGCACATCAAAAAGGTAATGAACTCCTCCCTTGCAAACGCTTTTGTTCACTTCATTAACCGTGACCCCACAGAGCAGTATGTGTTCTCCGTTGCGGGAACAAGTGTCAGGGTGTTCGATCTCCAAGGAACCGAAAAAACTGTCAATATCTTGGGAAGCTCCATCCCTTCGTATTTTAACTCAACCTCTCCAAAACAAGACTACCGTGCGCTTACTGTGGCTGATTACACGTTCATTCTTAACACCAAAAAAACAGCTTTGATGCGTACTGCGTTAGCTCCAGCAGCAGCTATTCAAGCAGTTGTTACTGTTACACGAGGAGCTTTTGAGGCTGATTATCGGGTAATTCTCAACGGTACTTCAGTTAGCATTACTAGCGGCAACAGTAGCCATTTACCGCACGCCGCAACAACCACAATCGCTGGACAAATCAGGGCAGCTTTGGTTGCTAACACCGGAATCAACACAACTTTTGACATCAGTGCGGTAACCAACTCGTCCATCCATATTAAGCGTAAAAACGGAGCAGACTTCACTATTGACGTAGCTGACAGCACTGGAAGCAGTTCTAACAGCACAGCACTAAATCTCGTGTTTAAAGAGGAAAAAACTGAAGCAGACCTACCATTAGTTGCTTTTCACGGACAAAAAGTAAGAATAACAGACTTTTCGGAAGATGACGAAAGTGGTTATTGGGTTGAATTTGTGGCTGCTAGTGGCTCTGGGATTGGAACAGGATATTGGAAAGAGACTCAAACTCCGGATCAAGCTTACGAGTTAAATGCCAACACGATGCCTCACGTTCTTGTCAGGCTTGCTAACGGTGAGTTTGCTCTTAGCTCCTGTGCTGGACAAACTATTGCTGTCGGGGCTGAAACCTACACCATTCCTTCGTGGTCGCAGAGGAACGTAGGAACTGATTTAAGCAACCCTCCTCCTAGTTTTGTTGGTAACACTTTGAACGATATTTTCTTTTTTAGGACTCGGCTAGGGTTCCTTTCGGACGAAAACGTAATCCTTTCAGAAACCTCTGGATTTTTCAACTTTTTCAGGACAGACACTACTTCACTGCTAGATTCCGATCCTATTGACGTAGCAAGTAGCCACACTCTTGTGTCGGTTCTCAGGCACGCTGTTCCGTTCTCTGAGCGATTGGTTTTGTTTGCAGATCAGGCTCAGTTCTACCTTTCCTCTCAGGACGTTCTGACACCTAAAACAGCTAGTATCCAGCAAACCACAGAGTTTAATGCTTTGAAGGATGGTAAGCCCCTTGTCGTTGGTAAAAACATCTTCTTTCCCTTTAATCGCGGGGCTTTCTCCGGAATTATGGAGTATTATGTAACCCAAGATACCTTGGAATTTAACGCTGTTGATATTTCAGCATCAATTCCTTCTTACATCAAAGGCAACATCACATACATGACAGCTTCTAGCAACGAGCAGATATGTGCTTTCATGTGTGACGAGAACAAAAACACACTCTACATCTACAAATACTTTTTTACTGGGGATGAAAAACTACAATCTTCGTGGTCTAAGTGGACTATTGATTCTTCAGCAAACATTCTAGGTATAGAGTTCTTGGACAACATCTTATATCTCCTTGTTAGTAGGTCAGACGGTGTTTTTCTTGAAAAGATTAACATTGAATCTGGATACACTGATACTGATTCGGATTTCACTATTTGTCTGGATAGGAAGATTACTGAAACTGGACTAACTCGGACTTTTAACACTGCTCTAGACCAAACCACTATCACACTGCCCTACACGATCTCAGCAGCAAATGATGATGTAGAGGTTACCAGCCGAGCCAACATAGCTTTAAACTCCACATCTGGAAGGGTTTACCCAAAAGTCTCCCAAACCGCAACTACCGTAGTCATCAAAGGAAACGTAACTTCAGTTCCCCTCTGGATTGGAATTAATTATTCCCTCTTTTACAAGTTCTCTAAACCAATGATTCGTACCGGATCTGGTTCTGGCAACAGCAGGGTTGCGCTAACTGACGGACGTTTTCAACTAAAAACAGGATCAATAACTTTTAACAAAAGCTTGTATTTCCGTGTTGAGGTAACTCCCGAATACAGATCCACTTACAAGTATTCCTACACTGGGCCACGTATAGGCACAGGAGGCAGTTTGATTAGCTCCTTGACTCTCCAGAACGGTACTTTTAGGTTCCCAATAATGAGTAAAAATGAAGGCTTGAGTGTGACAATTGTTAACGATTCCCCTTTTCCGTCTAGTCTGATGACAACAGATTGGGAAGGATTCTACGTCACCAGAGCACAACGATTTTAATTCGTGATTCTTGAATACCGAACAGTAATTGTCAGAAACGCCGAAAAAGAGGACGCTTACTTTATCGGGCCTCGTTTGCGTAAAGCAGACTTAATTGAAATGCGGAGCTTCCACGATGAAGACGCTGATCCTTCGGATCTACTGGCTCAAGGTGTGGAATTGTCCGGAGATGCTTGCTGGACGCTAACCCTTAAAGACGGCACTCCGGTTGCCATATTCGGGGTGACTGACTGTAACGAGCAGTTCGGGGCCATATGGATGATGGGAACCCCTCAGATTAAAGACATCCACAGGGAGTTTCTCCGCTACTGCAAGGATTGGATGCCTTTCCTACACCAAAAACACCCTTTACTTGGCAACGTGGTCTACGCTAAAAACGACATCCACATTAAATGGTTGAGATTCATGGGTTTTAGGTTTATAGCAAAGCACAGACAACTTGGAAACATGGACTTGCCTTTTTACGAATTTATCCATAAACAATAACTTATGTGTGACTACGGTTTATCAGCAGCCTTGATTACTGTGGCAGCTACGGCTGCTACTACTTACGTTTCTTACCAGCAACAGCAGCAAGCTTCTGAATCATCTGCTGCCCAAGCAAGCTATCTTTCCATGCTTGAGCGTCAACGCTCCGAGATGGAAGGAATCCAGATGCAGCAGATTTTTTCTGAGCAGCAAGCGGCACAGCTTTTGAGTATGCAGTACATGATGGAAGATGCTACTAGGTCACTGCAAAACACAGATCAAGAATTTAATCGCCAGCTTTCTGCTATGGACAGTGAAGTTAGTCAGGTAGGTAAAGCATACAAAGAAGCTTCTGCTACGGCTCTAGTTAGGGCTGCTGAAGGGGGTGTCGGTGGGCTTTCAGTGTCAGCTTTGCTTGCTGATTATGCGCGTAACGAGTATTCAGACCGAATGGTAATGGAACGCGAGAAAGGATTTCTGTTGGCTGACTACGAGCAAAGCTCCAGCGATGTCCGGACTCAGCTTTCTCGTGCCAAAGAATCTTACGATATGCAGTATGGTTTTGACTACAACCAGCTACAACGTGGACTTGCTTCTAATACTTTGGGTTCTACTTTTAATCTAGCACGCATCAACGATCCTTCTCAAATGGAACAACCTCCAAACGCCTTTGCTTCGTTCCTGACTGCGGCTGGTGGAATGGCTAGTGCGGCAAACCAAGTTGACTACAAGGGATTGGGTCAGGCTCTTAAAGCTCCCCCTAGGACTCCCACTACCTCCAAAACTACTACGAAAGCTTGGGGCTAAAGTATGGCAATTCCTCCTCGCGTAGTACCTAGAAGGGCAGCAGATACAGATCTAATGCAGATCAACCCTTCTGGTAGGGTTAATTTCCAAGGCAGGGCTGTCGGTAATCCTCCTCAAGTAAGAGCTTCTAGCACAGTTCAGCAGCCCACCCCCTACATTGGAAAGACAGCCCCAGACAAAGGGCTATTCATGCTTGCTGAAGGTCTTCAGTATTTCAACGCTGAGATTGGTAAGCTTGCTTATACCCAACGTAAGGAGTGGGAAGGATCGCAAGTAGAGAAAGCCAAGACTGACGCTATTGTAGACCCCACTAAAGTTGCTGAAGTATTTAAACTAGGAATAGACAAAGCCGCAGAGCAGGGGTTGTTTCCTAAAAATGCCCATCCTAGATACCGTTTTGCCTATCTTGAGCAGGGAGCTAAAAACATGGCTCTCACTGGACTTCCGGCCTTTCTGGAAGGCAAAGCCGAATCCCTGACTACAGCCGACAGCACTGAGCCTATTGAATCAACTCTCAGCACTTACATTGATGAGTATGCAAACAGTTCCGGTGTCACTAGCTCCCCCCTGGCTTACGCTGCTTTTAGAGAAGCCGCTTTCCCTGAAGTGTTGCGGGTGGCTGCTTCTACACGGAGAGCAAGAGAAACTAATTTTAACAACGCAAGACTTGAAGGATTGGATCAAAACATTTCCGGTCTTACTAAGGGGCTGATTGAAGGATTAAAGCTAGAAAACGACAATGATCGCTCTTTGGCTGCTGACGCTTCTATCCGCGACATTCAAACTACTTATGATAACATTCGGCGTGATTTCCCCCAAGTAGATGCCACAAAGCAGTTTACTTCATCGTTTGTGGCGGGACTCAACGCCTCCGTTAACAACGGAGAAATGCTTCCAAGAGAAGCCATGATGGTTCTCAGGGATGCCGCTTCAAAGCTTAAAGCAGGAACAGGAGCTTGGGCCGACATTTCCGAGGTTCAATCCGCTATTAGTGGGGCTTACGCAACTTGGGAAAACAAAGCTGTTCAACTTGAGTCAATCAATAAAAACAAAGTTTCTGAGCAGAATAAAAAATTTGAAGAAAACATTTTGAATGTGTTTCAAGAAGCCGAGGATCAAGGCACTTTTGACTCGCTAAACACTACTACCGATTTGGATAAAATTGGAAGAGAAGCCGCTTTAAAAGACAATCCAGAACTTGCAAACAATCCTTCAGCACTTAGGCGTGTAGTAAGGGACTTGCGAGTAGATTTTCAAGAAACACTAGAAAGCGAGCAAAACTATCTTCAAGACGTTCGGTGGCTTGAAACCGAGATGATCAATGATCCGCTAGGAACGGCACAGCTTTTGCGGACAATGTACGACAGTAAACAACTTACAAGAGCTACTTACGAAAAATACGCTAAGAAAGCGCAGGACGCTGCTGACATCGGGACTTATCTGAATGAGGGTGGCTTTAGCAGTAAACTAGGAAACATGGAGGGACTTGCTACCAGCTTGGTTATTCCAAAAGGGGCTTTAGGAGAAATTGCTGCACTTAGCGGAGGTCAAACCGAAAAAATTGCTGATCTTCAAACATTTGGAGAAGAAGTATTCCGCAACACCGCAACTGAGCTTGTTTCTCGTAAACTGAATGCCGACCCTTCTTTGCGTCAACCAGAAAACGCTACACGTAGGGCTGGTGTTGTTCAAGAAGCAGTAAACGAAGCTTACTCCGAAACAACCAAACGACTTTCACAAAAGTTAAACGAAACAAACAACCCACTTGCTGCTGCTAAAGAGCAAGAAAACATTAAACAATATGGAGCAATGGCTAACAAAGTTGCAGTTTTTGAAGATGCGGTTGATCAGCTTCAATTTATTTCTCCGTCTGGGCTTACAACACCAGAAACGGTAGATTTTAAAGTCCGAATTGCTAAAGCTCCGCAGGAACTCCGATACCTAGCTCAGCAAATAGGAGTAGCTACTGGGGAGGAAAAACAACGACTAAATAACGCTTATCAGAAAATGGTTTCGATTATTGGTTACGGTCCTAAAGCGGTTCTTTCTGGTAAAACAGAAGACGGTATTCTTGTTCCTGTGGAGGAAATAAAAAAGAATCCAATGAATACTCCTATCTTCCGAAATGAACGCGAGTTCGATGCGGTGTTAGGTGAGGCAAAACAAGGAATTATTGACGCTCCTGCTCAAACTCAGAACTTGATCTCATTTCTTCAAGATGCTGAAGGGTTCTACGAAAAAGCTTACTGGGATAACAAACAATGGTCTATTGGACACGGAACCCGAAGTTTTGAAGGGGAAGTTATCACTAAAGAAGAGGCTGCTCAGCGGCTTAATGAGGAAATTGCTTCTCACGCTGAGCGAATTGATATGGCTCAAGAAGAAGCTGGAATCATGCTTAGTCAAGGTCAACGCAATGCGCTGATCTCTTTCGATTACAACACAGGGGAAGGTGTTTCAGTTATTAAGCGGTTCGGTGGGAACCCAGCAGCAATGAAGCAGAAAATGGTAGAATACATTAACGAGACAAAAAACGGTGTTAAAGTTAAGTCTAAGGGGCTTCAAAACCGTAGATTGAAAGAAATCGCTCTTTTTGATTCTGGAGACGCTGCTGTTGCTCAACCTACCGACCTTAACAACACTACACTTTCCCAGCTAATGAATACATTGGGTATTGACAGTGAAGAAGTTAGAAATAATCTTTTACAGGAAGGACAACAGAAAGGCTTTACAGGAAGCAATCTTGATGAGTATGTTCAAAAACGAATTCAAACAAACATTGCTCAGTTTCTCCGTCAACAAAAAGCTCTAAGCAAACAGCGTTCCCTTTAATCTATGTCTGAAGCACTCCGTAACGTACTTTTGTCTACTAACCTAGAAGATTCCGATCCGTCTTCCGATCAAGTTTTGGTTCCATCGGATGACGAAATCCGTCTGGCTACAGAGAACGATCCTCTTAGGGAACCTGAAATGCAGCCAACTGAGCAAGCTGCTCCCGATATTGTTCTTCCCCAACCTGATGCCCAAGCTCCCGCTCCTGTAGTTACTCCACCAGAAGAAGCGGCTCCTGTAGCTACCCCACCAGAGGAAGCTGTTTCAACTGGGATTGAGGAACCAAAAAGTAAACTAGGTGCTATAGCTGCGGGTACTGCTCAAGCTGTGGATGTTGCTGTTCCTACGTTAGCTGCTGTGGGTGCTTTTCCTGTTGGTGCGGCAGGAGCGGGACTAGTTGCGGTTCCTACTGGGCCTGTGGCTCTTGGTGCGGCATTTGTTGGGGGTGTAGCCGCTTCTGCTGCTGCTTACTGGGCTACAGATCAAGCTCAAAACATGGCTTTTGAGTACGTTGCTCCTGAATCTTACAAACAATGGCAAGGTTACCTGAAAACAGCCCAAGAACGGTATCCAGTATCTAGTGGTATTGGTCAAATTGCCCCGAATGCTGTGGCATTTCGTCCTAGTTTTTCAAACGTAAAAGACGCTGTTTCGTTCAGCCGTCAACTTCTTTCAAAGTCAGCAGCTAAAGAGCTAACCACTGCAATCGGCAAGGCACGAATTGAAAACCTTGCCAACGTGGTGTTTGGGGCCGGAACGGAGCTTGCTGCTGAAACCATTCGCCAAGCGATGGAAGACGGTAATTTTGATTTTGCTCGCCTTGCTGCAATGACTGTAGCTGGAGCAATGATGAACAAGCCAACTGCTCTTGGTAAGAAACTCACCAAAATTGCAGGATTTAACGCAGATGAAGCTCCTCTAGAGCCTGTTTCTACGGATTCCGATGGTGAGCTTGCCGAGGCTCTGATGCGTCAACTTGAAGGAGGTGAGACTAGTGCCACTGGAGAAAAAACAAAGCAAGGCGGCGTTTCGCCGGAACCTGAAACTGGGGGTCAGGGAGGGGAAGTCCCTAAAACAAGCCCTAGCGATAGCGTATCGGGTCAAGCGACAGGCGAAGTAACTCCCTCAGTTCTTCCTCCCATGTCCGAAGCGGCAAGGCAACAAAACGAGCAAGCGGCTGTTCAGTTAAAAGAGTTCGCGGCCTTGATTAACCAAGACATTAGCGGAGATATTTCCCAACGAGCAGCGGAAGCTGGGAATCTAAACCTAGATTTGCTTAACGCCGCAATTACGAGAGAACCGGAACGTGCCTTGCAATCTTTGGCTATTGCTTTAAAAGACGAACTTAAAGTTCCTAGTTTGACGGCTGAAAAAAGAGCTAGGGACGCTGAGCAATGGCTTAATTCTCATGGATATGAAGAACGAATTGAGGCTCTGCGTAGTAGTGCAAAAACTTCAGACGAACTTAATTATCAAATAATTGCTGCTCGTTACATGACCGAGAGAGCCATCGAAGCTTTAAGCAAGGCAGAACAGAAAGTAAGAGCTACTAACAGCGAAGAAGCTCTTGCTGAAGCTGTGTCTCTTTTTCTTGAAGTTAAGCGGGTTCTCAAACCAGCCGAACGTATCAGGGGAAATTGGGGCCGGATGGGACACGCTTTCCGTAATATGGATCCTAAATTCAGGAACATCGCCACTATCAACAAACTGATGAAACAAGCAGGAATTGATGATTTTCAAAATCTTACCAAAGATAAATCTGAGCAGCTTATGGGAATGATTTCTCTTGCTTTGAAAAGCGATAATCCCAAAGCGTTTGCTAGAATTGCTAATATGTCTGAAATGGACATTGCCGTGGGTTCGCTTGGAGAAGCTATGACCGGATCAGTAATGAGTGTGGTTGATACTAGTATTATTAACGTGATCGGTGGTGCTGCTGAAACTGTTCTAGCTCCAATAAACGGAACCTTGTCTGGTTCTTACGGAGTAGTTGTAAACTCACTTAAACGGCTGTTCGGAAAATCCAAAGATGAAGATGTTATTCGTGAACTTGCAACAGTTGAAGCAAGCTTGAATTATTTTAAGTATGCTACAAAAAGATTTGATTCAAATTTAAAAGCATTTGCTTCCATTGTAGGCAACAGCGAGATTAAATTTGGAGAAGCCGCTTCTAAACTTGAAGAAATCCGTGGAGGTATGCCTGTTGAAAGAGGGCAAAGAATTACAGATCCTAAAAGCTGGAGTCAAAAAGCAGCTAGTGTTGTTTACGGAAAGCTGGGTAAATACAGAACTAGGGGCTGGATTACTTCTGAAACTTACAATATTGACCCAAATAAAAACCCAATGGGTGCTGTTTTTGTAGACGCTATTGGGGAAGTATTTCGCAGCGTTCACAGAACAATTCTTGCGGCTGACGATTTTGTAAAAGCAAGCAACGCTTATGCTGCTGCCCACACTAAGCTTTTTATTGAAGGAAGAGAAAAAGGTTTAAAGGGTGACGATTTAAATTCTTACATCAACGAGAGAATTGATATTCTAATTGACAGCAATAATCGTCTGTATACCAGAGACAGAATTATGGATGATGTCCGTAAGGAAGTTGAATCTGAGGGGATAACTGGAGCAGATGCTTATGGTGAGGTAATTAAAAGAACCGACGAAAAGTTTAATACTGAAATGGGAGAACTAGCTAAATTTGCTGATGATTGGGCTAGACAAGTTACATATCAAAGTGAGCTTGGAAACAGGCTTAATGGAAAGCCCACAATAGGTAAGTCGTTCCAAGCAATCATGCAAGCCCATCCTTTGATTAGGTTGTCTTTGGGTTTCCTGTTCGTTCAGACCCCTGTAAATTTGTTTAAAATGACAGGAAGATACCTACCGACTGCGGCTCTTCTTGAAAAAGCAGCAAGTATTCGTTTTAGCGGAGGAAAGCAGCCCTTTACGTCTCTACGTAATATTCAAAAAGAATACACAGAAGCCTATGCTTCAGGGGATCCATTCCGAATTTCTCAGGCTCGCGGAAGACAGCTTGCTGGCTCAGCTTTTACCGCATTAGCACTTTGGGGTGGAGCTAACAATTTAATGACTGATGGCGGACCTAAGAATAAAGAATCAAGGAAATTATGGCTATCTAAAGGAAACATTCCTTACGCTTTTAAAATACCTAAAGATTTTTGGATCGGAAGGTGGCTAAAAGAAGAGATCAAAAATAATCCTAACGCTATCCCTCCAGATGGAGAAACAGAAGAGCATTACTTGTTTGAGTTTAAACGTCTTCACGAGCCTACCGCTGCTTTCTTAATGGCTTCTGCCGACATTGTTGCTTACATGAAGCGTCCGGAATATGATGAAAGAGATGCTGCCGATATGGTTGGCATCCTTAGTCTTGTTGTTGGGACACAGCTAACAGAAAAAGTGTTCCTTAATAACATCAAGCAATGGTCAGATTTGTTTAAAGGGGTAAGCGAGGATCAACGAGACATCGGACGTAAACTAACTACTTACCTTGGACGTAGAAGTGCTTCATTGGTTACTCCTGTCATGGAAAGCACTGATCCGGTTATTTACGATCTTAATAGCTACACGCAGCACATGGCTCGTCGTATGCCTGAAACAACAAGGGAAATTGTTTTTGGACAAGATATGTATCTTCCGAAAGCTTACAATTTGCTTGGAGAAGACATTGATGCAGCAATTACTGGAATCCCATTGGTTGATCATTTTAACCCATTTTATGTCTCCTCAACTAAAAACGATCCAATCATAGAGGAGCTTTTAAACTTAAATCAGAACTATTCTAGTCCTGAAAAATACTACGGAACTGAAGACGGAAAAGGGTGGGACATTCGTGGCTTTGTTTACAAAGGAGGGCTTTTTTCCAAACTAGCTTCTGATTCTGACGATACACGAGATTTCTCTGCTCAGAAATTCTTAGATTTGCTTAAAGCTGAAGACGTAAAAGAAAACGAAGCAGATTTGGGTCTTCTTTATCAAAACCTTGGGGTAAAAACCATGCCTAAGCTGGGACAAGACGCTTATGACCGCTGGCAGGAAAATATCGGACAAATTAAAATAAAAGGTATGTCTTTGCGGGACACTCTTGAAATGGTCATCAAATCGGATGGGTATCAATCCCTTGAAAATGAGATACTTCAGGGTGAAGAAAACCCCAGAGCTAAGCTCCTTATGAGTTACATATCCACTTATCGCTCCACTGCTCTTGAGCTAACCAAAGAAGAATATCCTGAGTTTAAACGAGCTTCTCTTGTTAAAAACATTACCAATAAAGCCCTCAAGGGTGGCGTTAAGCGGGAAGGACTCAAAGGAATCCGTAAACAAGTGGAAGACGCTTTAAATTTTCCGAATTGACACCAAGTAAATAATCCCTAAATATTTAAATATATGGCACTTACCTTTCAAGACTACACCGCTAACGGATCGGCTGTTTCCTTTGCTATCCCCTTTGACCGCATCCGTGACGTTCACGTTAAGGTGTTCTACGGATCTACCGAGATTACTACTGGATGGAGCGTGGTGGGGAACAACGTGGTTTTTGTCAGCCCTCCCGCTAACGGAACGATTGTCCGAGTTCGCCGCATCACTGACTTCTCAGCGCGACTTGTTGACTACGTAGATGGTGCTAGGCTAAACGAAGTCGATCTAGACACTGACAGCAAGCAAGCCTTTTATCTGATCCAAGAAAGCCGCGACATTAATGACGTTTCGATGGTCAAGAACAGTCTCGGTAACTGGGAAGCTAATTTCACTCGTATTCAGTCTCTTCCGGCTCCTGTAGAAAACAACGATGCCACAAACAAAAGCTACGTAGATCAGACAGCAAACAACTTTGCCACTTATGGTGTTGCTGCTCCCACAACCCGATGGGCCTTTACTGGAAATGGAACGGCTGTCGTTTTTGCTATTACTGGAGCTACGCTTATTTCGTCCACTTACTACTTGGTAACAGTTAACGGTGTGGTTCGTGATCCAGCCCTCTATACTGTAACTCCTGACACCCTTACGTTTGCTACTGCTCCAGTTAACGCAAGTTCTATTGTGGTCGTTCTTCTTGGGTATCCACGGATGACCGTAGAAAACTCCGTTGGAGAAATTTCCCTTCAGACTAATGCTGTAACTAGTGCCAAGATACTAGCTAATGCTATAACTAGTGTCAAAATACTTACTGGTGCTGTAACGCCTATCAAACTAGCTTCTACTTTGGATTTGTCCGATAAAACTTTGACACTTCCAAATTTATGCGTAACCGCAGCAAGTATTAACACAGACGCTGTTACCAACGCCAAAATTGCAAACGGAGTTGATGCGGCAAAGCTAATAGGAACGCTCCCCACTAGTGTTATTGCGGCTGGTAGCATCGTTCCAGCAAAGCTTGAACAAAAATACTCGCTTCTTGGTAATCAAGTAGCCAGCCCACTAGCTGCCGTTGTTTTTACAGGAATACCGGATTGGGCTAACCGAGTATACGTGTACATTAACGGACTTTCAACACTGGTAGACACTGATATAATTATACAACTTGGAACTGCTAGTGGTTTTGAAGTTAGCGGATACCAAAGCATTTCTGGAATAACCAATAGCGTACCAGCCGCAAGCTCTAACCAGATAAACACTGGGTTTTTAATTAGTAGTACTGTTGCACCAAACCCAAACCTTTTTTATGGATCGTCTACATTAAGTAGACTTGCTGGAAATACTTGGGTTCATTCGGGTAACTTAGGCTCAACTACAACTGCACGCGCTTGCTCTAGTTCTGGGGCCAAGATAATTTCCAGTGTACTAACACAGGTGCGAGTTACAACTGTCGGCCCCGCTACCACGTTTGATGCCGGAGAAATCTCTCTTGCCTACGAATAAAAACGCCAGTGAGTGAGGAACTTAACAGAAGCATAGGACGGCTGGAATCCAAAGTGGACACACTTCTGGAGAACCACAAGTCTCTGCACGTTAAGCTAGACACGCACGATAGCCGTCTACGCGACTTGGAGCACCACAAAAGCTACTTCCTAGGTGCGGCTGCTGCTGTAGGATCGGGTGCTGCCCTGCTTGTTGAAGTTGTTAAAAACAAACTTTTTGGATAGAAAACACATGAATAAAGAAGAAGTATTGGAGAAACTATCCACCACCCTAGCTCAAGAGCTTCTGGATCGCATTAACTCAGGAGAAGCAGGGGCCGCTGATCTAAACGTGGCTCGTCAGCTTCTCAAAGACAACAACATCACGGTTGTCCCACAAGCAGAGCACCCCGCTAAAAAGCTTGCCTTGGTTCTTCCGTTTGAAGATAAAAAAGTCGCAAATGGCTAGAGACTACTCAGAAGAATATCGGGAATACCACAGCAAGCCGAGCCAGCGGAAAAACCGCTCAAATCGGAACAAAGCTCGTCGTTTGATGATCAAGAAGCACGGCAAAGCCAAACTGAAGGGTAAGGATGTTGACCACAAGCACCCCATGAAAAAGGGTGGGGGCAACGGCATGAAGAACCTCCGAATCCGTTCCGTAAAAGCTAACCGAGGCGATAAATCTTTTTGACAACCCGCGCTGATTGCGCTTAAAAAGAGGACAAATGAGACTTCTTACTTTTTTTGAACCTGTGTCCGGTGGACAAGAGCTTGAGCCTGATACTGCGTATTGGGTTGAAGGACAACAAGTTGCGTTTTACGCAGCTAAAACTGATGGAAACGTGCGTGTTGACGGTGTGGAGTTCCAGCCTTTTGATTCCACTTACAACCACTCCAAAACAAACATCTTAGTAACTAGGGCTGGAGGAGCAGGAGACATTTTGTTCTGTTTCCCCTTCCTTCAGGAAATCAAACGCCGCTGGCCTGACTGTAAACTGCACCTTGCTTGCCACAGTTCTTATCATTTTGTTGCCAAGAACTGCCCTGCTGTGGATGTTGTTCTGAATTTTCCCCTCAAGGTTGCGGATGTTCCGGAATACGCCAAAGTCATCAACCTTGAAGGTGCTGTGGAGCACAGTAACGGTTTTCATGCTGTGGACGCTATGTTTTGGAAGGCTGGTATCCCTCTCCCGAATGTCGAACAAATCAAAAAAGACCTTATTTACGTCCCAAACGAAGATCAAGTTAGCTTGATGCACACCCGCTGGCCGAAGAAACAAGGAGTCAAGCGGATCGGTTACCAGTGGCGTGCGTCTAGCCCTGTCAGGTGTTATCCTCACCAAAACTCATGTCTTTTGGTGACAATGCTTCTCAGGGATGGGTACGAAGTTGTTCTTTTGGGGGAACCCGATTCAATAGCCATTGCTGACAAGAACCCAAACCTGATAAACCTTTCTGAGTCAGGACTTTCTTGGGAGGAAAGCGTATCATTTCTCAAAACTTGCGATTTAATTATTGGGCCGGATTCCAGCAGTATTCATTTTGCTGGAGCTATGAACATCCCCGCATTAGGTTTGTATGGGCCGTTCAAGTGGCAGTACCGCACCAGCTACTTTAAATCAGTGTGGTGTTTTCAAGCTGTCGGTGAGTGCGCTCCGTGTTTTCATCATTCCAACAACAAAAATGGGTTACTTCCTCACGACAAACCGTGTTCTAAAACACTGGAATGCGAAGTCTTGAGAACCATTGATCCAGAAAGAGTCCTTAACAAAGTAAAAACAATCCTATGAACTTAAATCACGTAAGACAAATTCGGTGGTTCTCAGATATTTCTTATCTAATGAGCCTTATTAGAGAAATCAATCCCAGTAAAAACCGTTTTCGGACGTTTTGCGAATGTGGTGTTGGGCCGATGGACATTAGTGCTGCTCCTGACGTTTACCACAAAAATCTGGTCGATAAGATGATTCTTGTTGAACCAAACCCCATCATGGCGGCTGCTGTTCCTATTGAAATGCCAGAAAAAGAGGGAATGCCTGAAGTTAAGCTTATCAAAAAGGCTGTCGGCTTTAAAGGACAGTGCGATGGGAAGTTTAATCTCAAGATGAACAACGGATCAAGCTACATTGATGGAACTTGGTCACCAACCCCATCAAACGGAGATTCTGTCGATGTTGAGCTTATTCCTTTCTCTCAGATCGACGATGGAAAGATTGATGCAATGGTCTTGGACTGCGAAGGGATGGAATGGGCCGTGCTTGACGATATGGTAAGCCGTCCTCAGTTGCTTAGTGTGGAAATCTGGAAGGGACATCCCCATTGCGAACAGATTTTTAACTGGCTCAACCTGAACAAGTACATTGTGCGGTTCAGTACTGGCCCTGAAGGAGAAACCATACTCTGTGAACGTATCAATTGATCCTCGTCTCCATGATTTCCGAAACTTCCTCTTTGTCTGCTGGAAACACCTTAACTTACCAGCCCCGACACCGATCCAATATGATATTGCGGACTTCATTCAAAATGCGCCGAAACGATCTATTATCGAAGCTTTTCGTGGCGTTGGTAAGAGCTACGTCACTAGTGCGTTCGTTTGTCACCAGCTTCTTCTAAATCCTGAACTAAAGTTCTTGGTCGTATCAGCTTCCAAAGCTCGTGCCGATGACTTTAGCACCTTTACCCTCCGACTTATCTCGGAGATGCCAATCCTCCAGCACCTCAAGCCAAGCGAGGATCAGCGAAGCAGTAAGATTGCCTTTGACGTAGGCACATCAGGTGCGGCTCACAGTGCCTCTGTTAAGTCAGTAGGTATTACCGGAATGATTACCGGAAGTCGCGCCGACATCATTATTGCCGATGACGTAGAAAGTGCCAACAACTCCATGACTCAGGGAATGCGGGATCGTATTGGCGAAGCGGTTAAGGAGTTTGAAGCCGTGCTGAAACCAGACGGCAAGATCATGTTCCTTGGAACCCCACAGTGCGAAGAGTCTCTTTACAACAAGCTCCAAGAGCGAGGCTATGTGTGCCGTGTTTGGCCTGCTAGGTTTCCAGATGAAAATAAGATAATAAGCTACGGAGAAAAGTTGGCTCCCATGATTACTGAGGTCTTGGAAAAAGACCCACTGCAATCCGGAAAGACCACTGACCCTAAACGCTTCAGTGACCTTGACCTTATGGAGCGTGAAGCCAGTTACGGCAGGAGTGGTTTCCAGCTTCAGTTCATGCTAGACACTAGCCTTGCCGATATTGAGCGTTACCCATTGAAGCTTAGCGATTTGTGCGTAATGTCCCTTAATCCACAGCTTGCTCCCCAGAAGGTAGCTTGGGCTGGTTCCCCTGATTACGTCATTGATGACCTCCCCTGTGTCGGACTGAGCGGGGATCGCTACCACAGTCCCATGTTTGTCAGTAAAGAGGAGTGGTTGCCGTTTGAAGGAAGCATTATGTCCATTGACCCATCAGGTAGGGGCAGGGACGAAACTGCATACTGTGTTATCAAGTTCCTCCACGGAATGCTGTTCCTGATGGAGTCTGGTGGCTTTACTAGCGGCTACACTGAAGACACCCTTAAAGCTCTTGCAATCATAGCCAAACGCCAAAACGTAACAAAAATCATTATCGAAGAAAACTACGGTGGAGGTATGTTCGGGCAGCTTCTCAAGCCAGTGCTAGGAAAACTGTATCCATGTACAGTTGAGGAGGTTAAGCACAGTAAACAGAAGGAGTTACGTATTATCGACACCTTGGAACCAGTTCTTAACCAGCACCGTCTTGTTGTCGATAAAAAGCTTATCGAAACTGACTACCGTGGAAACCAGCACCTACCACAAGATATGGCACTGAGATACCAGCTTTTCTACCAGCTAAGCCGTGTCACCAAGGATCGTGGTGCTTTGGGTCAGGATGACCGCTTGGATGCCCTAGCCATTGCTGTAGCCTACTGGACAGAGCAAATGGGCCGAGACGTTGACCGAGCCGTTCAAGATTCCAAGGATGCAAGGGTGGACGAAGAGCTTAGAAACTTTATGGATTCAGTTTTTGGAAATAAACCAAAAGAAAAAACTTGGATTAGCAGCTACACCAACGTAATATGATTACCAATATGAAAAACTTTCTCGCCAAACTGATGGGAATCACAAGTTCCATTTTTAACTTTTACCTTCCGATCCTTCAGGAACTTGTTTCCACAGGACTCGCTGCTTTGCTACCCATTGCCCTAGAAGTAGTTACGGCTCTTGCTGCTACTGATAAAAGCGGAGCGGAAAAGCGTGCTGAAGCCATTAACACCCTTCGGGAAGCGGCTGTTAGCCGTGGAATCAATGCTTCAGAAAGCCTCCTTCGCTACACGGTAGAAGCGGCTGTCCAAAAACTTAAAGTCTCCTAATGATATGAAAACTTGGTTTATCCGCTTCTTTGCCTCCCGCCTTGGGGGTATCCTAACTCCGATTATCGCCACTGGCGTTGGTGCTGTGGTAGCTCGACTTGCTGCCTACGATCCAAACCTAGCCAGCAGTGTTGATCAGATGGCTGTTACTGGATTTGTGGTTGGACTTCTCATGTCTTTGGTCAATATTGCGACAAATGCTTCCCAACAAAATGAAATTAAGACAATTCGTGCTGTGGTTAACGGCACTACCCCTGACGGTGTTACCGCATACATTGAAGTCCGACCAGCAACCACTGAGTCCGAGTAAGCTTCGACACTTAGAGGAGGTCATGGATGACCCAATCATTGAGGAAGACAGACGTTCCTTCCTTATCCGTCTTTTTTCCTCGCTACGTCCCAATTTTGACTTTAAGAAACAAGAAATATCTATTAAAGGAGGAACCAAGTTTTGACAAACCTAATTGCTAAGATCGCTTCTGAAGAAATTGGAGTAAAGGAAAGCGGAACCAACAGCGGAGCCAAGATCCGCGAATACCAAGCGTGTACGGCCCTCAGACCCGCTGCTTGGCCTTGGTGTGCTGCCTTTGTGTGCTGGGTAATAGACCAGTGGCTAGATGACCCAGAAGCCGTAAAGTGGCTAAACCTCAAGACTGTGGTTCCTGAGAAGTGGCGACCTAGGACAGCACTGGCTTACGGTTTCCTCCAATGGGCAGAAGACCGTCCTAGCACCACTCTGATATTCCCTGACAACGCTAAAGCCAAAGCTGGGGATATTGTGGTCTACGATTTCAGCCATGTTGGTATCGTTATCCGAGACTTAGGCAGCAAGATCGTTACCGTAGAGGGAAACACCAACGGAGCAGGGTCTAGGGAAGGGGATGGTGTCTACCAAAAGACCCGAAACAAGTCCATTGCCCGAAACTTCATCCGGATCGTCCCTCGCATATAGCCTTTCTTTGAGCAGAATGGCCCCTGTAGGGCATTTTTATCCATGTCTGGCCCCTTGATCCTATTTGTCATGGTAATCTATGCCTTGATCGGAGTAGACCAGTTCCGAAAAGGGGATGTTGGAATGGCTATAACGTGGTTTGGCTACGCTTTAGCAAATGTTGGGCTGTATCTAGCACAGAGGTAAGCACTTACGACACCAGATTAAGATTGTTGGAGAAAGATGCTTGACATGAACGACACCCTTTGGGTACAATCTTCAGAACGCATTTAAGCATATGTTGAGGATTGTGTTAAAGCTAAGGTTAAAAATCCCCTTTGGAAAAGACATTGGTTAATCACTCAGATTAACGATAGCTCAAAGGGAATGGTAAAGTAACGGTATCAAGTACCTTGAATAAACTTAATCCTAGATTCTTTTAAAAGTTAATGTATAACCGATGTTCAGAATCAATTTTAACTCAAATACCGTCTTAATCTTATGCCATCCAAGAAGAAGAAACAACTCAATTTCCAAATCAAAATTCGCAATGAAGTTTGGATTGTTAAAACAGGAAAGCCTTCACTCAAGCGTAGTGTTGGAGTGTGTGACTACGAGAAGCGAGAGATTGTCTTCAAGAGAGATGCACTTGAACGGTATGGTGTAGAGCTTGTAGCCCATGAGATAGCCCACGCTTGTCTGCCTGACATTCAGGAGGAGACAATTGACGCATTGGGTAAGACCATTTCAACAGCAATGTGCAAAGTGGTTGAGCAGATGGGAACAGGGCTGTGTGCTCCAGATTTTTCCAATCAAATGTAAAGTGTGCTATACGCAATGTTAGGTTGTGTATACTAAAGCGGACATTGGTATGTGTTTACGGCTTCGACACGTTGGGAAGATATGTCGATATTTGCGTACTTTTTCGACAGTAGTTCAAGTGTGCTTTAAGCTATTTAAGATTTAGTACTCAATTTTCATTCTGGTTCTGAAAAAGATTTTGGCAGAAAAATGCGAGCGGGTTATACGTATTGCAGCTTTCCTGATTTACCCCCTTGGCCTAAATTAAAAATGGGGGTGCGGTATCGTCCAAATGTCACAAGCTTTGACACATTGCAAGCGTAAACCCTTGAGGCTCAACAACTTAGAATAGATTAGATCTCTATTTCTGGCCTTGAAGCCGCGAAACAATACGCATAATGCATAATCATCATGCCCATTGGGCCGGAATGATCGCAGCCTCTTGCGACTCTCCTACCATATTGCAAAATTTCAATTCACTATCACGGAATACAATATCATATCTCAAATATGTAAAAAATTTTTTTTAAATGCAGTTGATCATTAGGATAACTCGCTTCGCTCGTATATGTTGTAGATCGTTGTAAGCTCGCTATCGCTCGCCTTTAGGCAGTGTAACAACAGCCTAGCGCGACTTGGTTTTCACTTCTCGCTTTGCTCCATCACAGCCTTGGGCGATTTCAATAAATCAAATGCACTTTGATCGGTTGGCCGGCGATACTGCTTAATCAATTCTTACTTATTGAATGCACGCTCCAGCCAGGGAATTTGACAACTGATTACATAATTGCAAATAGGCTGAGAATGCTTTCCCAAGTTGCGGCCACGATGTGAGCCTTGAGTTGCAAATATCGGGGCCAATGTGATAACTCACTCACTTGCCCTATAAAGCGTTTTTATCTATTTACTCCGTAAGCGTAAGCCGTTGCAAATCAATAACTTACGCAGATCTGGCAGTGGTTGGCTATGGTGACACATTCAAAAAATAAAAACGCCTCATATCGCAAAATTAACAAGGTTATCAGGTCGCAGAACAGGGTGGTTTCCGGCCTAGCAGGAACCATGCCAAGGTGAGGAAATAAAGTTTCAAAATAGATCAAACTATTTCTTGCCCTTTCACCGATCCGGATTTAGAGTTTCACCATGACCAAGACAAAAAGAACCGCTTCCGGAATGGGATTGCAACTTGCATCCATGTATCTGCGCTCCTTGAAAATGCACAACCCCGAAAATGGAACGCACGCCACGTTGGAAACCTTCGCCGCCTTTGCCGATGTTCCTTTCCGAATCTCGCCTTTGATTCTTTCCAAGGCCGATGGATTTCTCCGCAACGTTAAACCCTAAACCATGCACCTCGAAACACTCCAGACAGCCCTTGAGCTTATATGCTTTCTAGTGATTCCGGCAGTCTTGCTGGCCGTCACTATCACCAAAAAATAGAACACCCAACCAACCAACCAAACAAAATGACCACGTATAAGATCAAAAAACTGACCGAGGCCAACATAGACCCGACCGCAAAAGTTGCCGTCTTTCTCGCTCATGAAGTCTACAATCAAAACGCCAAATATAACCAATATTGGAGCCTTGACCGATACGATGTTGACCAGATCGTGCGCTACCTATCTGACAGCGTGCGGCAGGTTTTTGACCTGAGCTTGAACCGCCTAATCGAGCACCATAACGAACAGGTGAATCTTTCAATCGCCGCAAAAAAGAAGCAGCAAACCCGCGAAACCTTCGCCCTTCTACGAGGACGGAAAGCTCTTCGCGCATTGCTCCGAAAAAAGCTGGTTGCCTTCAAAACGATTCTTCGCTTCGTAGAAGACGCGATTCAGAGTCAAAATCAATCCGAATACGGAGTTGAAAGAGCCCTCCGGAGAATGGAAAAGCACCAACTGAATATGCTATTCGGAGACAAGGGAAAATATGAGGGGAAGGAATACCACGACCTACTCCCGCTTTATGCCTGCTCTGGTGAACTTGAAGCCGGATCGCTCCACTATTACAGAGCACGCGAGGAACGAAAATACTGGCACGTGGGCCGTGACGGAGGAGGACAGCCGGAAATCCGTTTCCGAGTTAATCCGCTGCTCACCGAAAAAGCGTGCAAGCTAGTGTCCCGCATTGGCTCACAGGAAAGAAACGGCGGTCACATTCACCTTAATTGCAAAAAGGATATTCAGATCGGCACGCGAGTTTTTGCCGCCTTCCGCACGCACCTCGTTTGGTTTCGCTACCTTGCCAATGCATCCCGCCGAAATGGTCGCTGGTCTAGTGTTTCTAACACGCCAGCACATTTCACGGAAGCACGCCGGATAAAAGCCGCAGCCGTCTCTTGCAACACTTGGCAAGAAACCGGAACAGTTGAAGTCAGATTGTGGGGGACGACAAGCAAACCCTCTGAGTGGGCCTTCCGGACCCGCTTGATGCAGTCGATGGCCCGAATGTCCGAAACTGTCGACCATTCCACGCCGCCGCCGATTCAGCGCGACATTTGCGTTGATGCTTTCATGGCCTTTGCGCGTTGGGCAGCACCTAACGACCCGCAGACGCTCCGCGAACTGCTAAACGCATTCCGCAAAAAAGCGCGGGGATCGCGTGACCGGATCGGTACACAAATGTCCGCTCAATTCGTCGCCGCCTTCGATGCGTCCGACCTAGTGCTGAGAGGCTACCGCCGCCGCACTATCACGGAAAATACAAACGCCGGGCAAACGGTCACGGCTTAATCCAACAACCAACCAAAAACAGAAAGAACCAAACAAAATGTGTAAACTCGCAGGATGGACAGGCCAACAGGCCAAACCCCTAAACAAAGCAGCAGCCGAACGCGCAATTATCGCCGCCCGACTCGAAATGCAAAAATCAGAGCGGGACGGCTTTGGCTTCGCTCAGGCCGGACAAAACGGCTTACATGGCCGCTTCCTACAGCCCGAAGGATTCAAGAGCTTAGATGCCTTGCAAACCCTCCGGAGGAACGCAGGACAAGCTTTCGATGCCTTCGCCATTAGTAAGCGCGCCGAGCAGGCCGGAAGCTATAAACCGAACCGCTCCGTTATCATCCACGGACGGACGGCCACCCACGGCCAAGGCATCCCGAACACCCACCCATTCAGGCACGAGGGATGGACAATGGCCCACAATGGCGTGATCAGTTGGGGCGGTAAGCCGTCCGAGCTTCACAAGTCAGCCACTTGCGACAGCCAGCACATACTCTATGCCCTGACCGAAAACGGCACGGACGAGACGAGGAAGAAAGACTTGGAAAACGTGCAAGGATACGCCGCCTTTCTCGCCCTCGCCCCGAATGGCGACATGATCGCCGCAGTGGACGGAACGGCTAACCTCTGCGCCGGAATCACTACCAAGGGACGTTGGGTCTTTGGCACAAATACCAATATTGTCGAGGCCATCGCAGACGCTTGGCAATGCAAGAGCGTGCAAGCCTTCAAGATTGAACCGTGGACTTGGCTCCGGTTCCCAGCAAACGGAGGTGATCCGACCCTTAGCAAATGGACCCACGCCGCCGCCAGCTACCGCGAAACGAAATTTTCCGGACGTAGCTTGGGCCGGAAATGGACAGCCGACACCGAAACAGAAACAGCCTTCACACGCTTTCCGGACTTCGACGGAG